GGGGCCGGGGCGGCGGCACACCCGCACCATCACTTCACCCATCTTGTTCGGTACCGACGACAGGGGCTGGTCGCTGGCGGCGGGCATGAGTACGGCGTCACGGTGCTTGTCGTGGTAGAACACGACCTCGATGGGCGCTTCCGAGCCGTACACGGTGGCGTGCTGTTGGATGAGGTGGGCGTGTTCCGGGTACAGCTCGGCGATGTGGCTGGCTTCACACCAGACGCGCTGGAACATGGCGGTGACCCGGTTGAACCGGTCGAACTCGGGGTAGCAGCCCATCGGGTCCATCAACCGCAGGATCGGCATTTGTCGTTCGTCGTCTATCTCGACGCGCAGAGGCAGGAAGCCGTAGGTGACGAACCAGTCCGCGCCCGTGAACATTTGTGTCTGGAGGTCGGAGGCGGCGACGATGCCTTGGGCGATCATCGTCCTGATGTCGGCTTTCTTCTTGCTGCGGTCGCTGACCATGTTCGGGCTGGTGCAGGACACGGCGGGGAGGGGGGCGATCATTTCGGCGGTGTCGCGGGCGGCGACGTCGATCATGTTGGCGACCATCGGTTGGCTGTAGGAGCCGGTGTCGGCGAACAGGTCGGGGGCGATCTCAGCCAACCTGCCGTCGCGGACCGCCAGGACTTGGCTCATGCGTTGGTCGCGTTGCGCGTAGCGTTGCCGCAGTCGGTTGTACCGGGCGATCAGGTTGTCGTTCACCGGGTGAACCGCCTTCCTGCGTGGGTTACGCGATGCTGATTAGTTGCCGGCGGGCCAGGTTGCCGCGTGTCGCGAACTTGTTGTCCATGAACAGGCCGCCGTGTTGGGTGGCGACGTACTCCTGGGCGCGTAATTCGGCGAACCATAAGGCCATCACCATGTCGTGGTGGTGTTTACGGGAGCGGTTCCTGCCGGTGGGGGTCCAGGTGATGAGTTGTTCCACGATCTGTTTCGCTGGTTCCCCCACGCCTTGGCCTTGCACGCAGGGCAGGTGGATGAGTCGTTGGGTGAACAGGTTCGCCATGGCGGCGACGCCGAACTCGGCGTCGAACTTGTTGGACTGGCCCGTGTAGTGGTCGGTGAGGACGACACCACGGGATGCGAGGAACGTCTGGATGTCACGATCGCCGGTCAAGAAGCCTTGGAAGGCGTTCTTTTCGATGCGCCATTCGTTGATGGCGTGTTTATCGGTCCAGCGTTTGATGAGGTCGCGGATGTCTTCGGGGGAGCATCCTTGCTTGTTGAACAAGTCGATCACCCAACGGTGGCCGTTCCTACGGTCCACGCCCATGAGGACGGCGGCGGTGTGCCCGGACAGGGCCGGGTCGAGGCCGGCGACGAGGAACAGTCCATCTGTTCCCCCGGCGCGCCCGAACGTGGAGTCCGACAGGGCTCCACACATGTAGCCGCCGACGCATCCGTGGACGTCCTCCACCGGGAACACGCTGTTTTCGGCGACATGCTGCTGCTGGTACACCCGTGACCATTCGGCGGGGGGCAGACCGGCGCGGACGTCAGCCAGGGTGGGGCCGTCCCACCGGTCATATAGGCCGTTGGTGTCGGGGTCCTGGTCGGGGTCGAACCCGACGGTGGCTTTCGGCCACAGGGTCACCCAGTCTTTCGGGTCGTCGGCGAACTCTAAGACAGCGGGCTGTTTCAGGTAGGTCCAGGGGCTGGTGCCGGAGTGGTACCGCATCGGGTCGCGTAGTTCCGAATAGAGGTCTTGGGAGGCGATGCGGGTGCCGATCACCAGGAGGCGACCGCTTTTCGGGGTGAGGCGGGAGGCGACCATGGACAGGACCCACACGATTTGTTTCTCGTATTCGGCGACGTTCACCGTGTCCACCGTGTCGTCCAAGATGACCAGGTCGGCGCGGGAGCCGTACACCTGTCCTCGGATACCCAACGCCTGCACGGTGGGGTCCTTCGACTCCGCGTCCCTGGCTTGGGCGTTGACGTAGAACATGTTCGATGTCCACTTCGCGGAGTCGTTGTCCCACCCTCCGGGGGGGGCCAACTCTACGGAGATGCGCGGGTATTGGGGTGAGGTGAGGCGTTCCTTGATCTGAAGGAGGAACTGTTCCGCCAGTCGCTGGGCTTTCGAGACGATGATGATGCGGATCGCGGGGTTCTTGCAGATGCGCCACACGGCGTAATTCGTGGTGATGGTCGTTGAGTTGTGTGTGGGCAGCATTTGCCTGCCGGCGAGGAACAGGTGGTCGTCGCTGGCGACCACCACGCATTGGGTGGGGACGGTGGCGGTGGGGGTGATGGACATGATCGTGTCCAGGGTGGGGTAGTCGGCGGGCAACGCCTCCGCATGGACAGGCGGGAGGTCCGCGGGGTCTGGTAGGTCCATGGAGTACACATGGCCTTCCATCGCCTGGACTAGCTGTTGGGTGGTCATCACCCTGACGCGGCCACTCCACCACCCGGCGAAGGTGAGGTCTTTCACCTGCCACAGGTGTCCAGCGTCGGCGGTGATCTTCTCCCCTGACTGGAACTCAACCACGTAGCAGTCGTTGCCGGTGAACACGGGGCTGACCGCTTCCACCAGCACCGGCTGGCCGTCGGCACCCAGCAGCCAGTCCCCCGGCTGGACGTCGCCCATTGTGGTCCACCCTGTCGGGGTGGGCAGGGGCGTGTCCAACGCCAGCGCCTTCGCGTGCCCAGGGGGTGTGTTCACCATGAGCCTCGTCGGGCTGCCCGGTTCGTATTCCATGGCCGGGTGCAGGTCGCGCGGCTCGCGACCCTCCAACATGTCGAACCATTGCAGCTGGTGTGGGGAGAGAGGCTGGTTGAGGTATTCGGCGCAGAACTGGGGGAAGTCGGGGACCGTGTGCAGGTCGGCGTAGTCGCCTTTCAGTTTCGCTCCCGCCGCCTGCCGGGCGGCGTCCACCTGTCCCGCCCAGGCCGGGTCGGTGCGACGCCACCCTTCATAGGTGGGCCTGGCGCGGCCCACCGCCTCCAACGACTGTTTCACGTTCAGTCCGGAGCCGACGAGGCGTAGGACTTCCGCTTTCAGGTCGTCCACCGTTTTGCGGGTGGACCCGATGCGTCTGCCGCCTCGTGAAGGTTTCGCCATGGTGCGGACTAGAGGTTGGTTGCCCCGTCTAGGCGCGCACGACGGAGAGAAGCCCTGCGATCATCGCGTTGGTCTGCTCAAGCTCGAAGACGCGAGCATTCAGTTTCGCGACCTCGGCTCTCAGCGTGTCTAGGGTTTCATCTGCTTGCGAGGACTGTTCAAGCAGCTCAGCCTTGAGCACCGCATTCTCCCAGGCCTTGATTCGCTGCGGAGACAATCCCTGATCCGTCAGCCACGGCCCCCTCTGTCCGTGCCCCAGGGTGCGGTACTCGGCCATGAGGGTGCGAATCTCGGCATCGCTACGGCCACGTCGTGCCGTGGCCGACAATCCACAGAGTTGTAGTGACGGTAGTTCGACTCGGTGGTGGTTCAACATGGCGTCACTGTAACCCCAACAGTCACTCCACCACTAACGCGGAACTCGACACCATCAAGGGGGCGAGGCAGGGGATTGACCCAATGGTCCTTAAACCCTAGGTTGTTGCACCTACAGGCAGCACCAACGGGTTACCGCTTCGCTCACTCCGAGGCCGCCTACCGGGCGGCCCTCCGTTCGCTCCGCCGGTACCGCTCGCTCAGCTCGCTTCACTACGAGCCGCCAAACCAGGCGGCTCTCCGTTCCGCTCGCTTCGCTCGCTACAAAAAGAAATACCAAAAAGTGAACGACCGGTGCAAGCCTAACAGTGAGATTGTGGCCAATCTCACACTGATACGCCCGGATATCGGACCGTACTGGTCCGATCGGACCATCGACAGGGAAACCACCACAGAAACACGGCGGGGTATGTATGTATGTGTTGACCTGCGAATCAACAACCCTGGGGTCATGTTGACCACTGCACCACTGCCCTCCCTGGCCACCACCAGACCCTGATTATTCTGGCAACCACCCACCCCACCCCCTGTAGGTCAATGTCACCGCTGTTCACCACCGTTCACCACCATCAGACCGGCCCGATTCCGCAATGTGGCATGTATGCAACTTAGGCAAGCCTTACTAAGGCGACCCTTACCTGGAACCCTGGCCGGCGTGGCATGTATGCCACACCCTAAAGGGGCGGCTGCTCCATTCGGGTGGTACGGACTGCTAAACCTTCATCCGGCACTACCGACCACCGATACTGAAACTACAAGTTCACAGAAGGTGTCACCTTCCGGGTAAGCGGTTACCTGGTGGGACACCCTAGGAAAGGATCACCACCATGTCTAAGGCATTGACCTCTGTCACATCATCGGCACGTACCTATGTGCGGTTCGCTGAGGGTAAGCACACG